ATGTAACAACTACTGCAGCGGCAGTTGTTTTACCAGATGGATCACAAGCAAATATTGGTACAGGAGATGTAACTATTTCTGCTGATGCAAACTTCTCTGTTACTGGATCAAGAGCTAATTTAACAATCGGTAATGCAGTTGCAAAAGCAAATGCAGTGGTTAGTGTTACAGGAAAACAATCTAATCTTGCAACAGGAACAGTAACAATCACTGCTGCGGCGACCGCTTTACCTGCAGGAAGTCAATTAAATATTGGAACATCTGGCGTTAACATTAAACAATGGGATGGTGTAGTACCAGGCGTCTCACAAACTTGGACAAGGATACAGACACCGTAATGTTATTTGGATCAACATCATTTTCAGCAGCACCTTTTTCAAGTCCTTACATACAGGATTTAAACATAGCTGTAACAGGAAACAGATTAAATATTTCAGTTGGTAATACTACTATTGCTTTTCCTATAACAGTTCCTGTAACAGGTAATCAAATAAACCTTGCAAATAGCACTGTAAGTGTGATATCATGGAACCCAATACCACCAGGAGTAAATCAAGTTTGGGTACCAATAGATCCAGACGAATAGGAGAATTATGGCATCAAGTACATCAACAGATTTAAAACTAGAACTCATAACAACAGGTGAAAAATCTGGTACATGGGGAACTATTACTAATACAAACTTACAGATTTTAGAACAAGCAGCTAGTGGTTATCTATCACTTGCAGTAGGTTCGGGAGATGTTGCTTTATCTCTTGCAACTCATGCAACAGCAAATGGTAAAAATTTATACTATAAATTAACAGGAACTTTAACTGCTAACAGAACAGTTACTATGCCTGATGGAGCTGAAAGAGTTTTTATTGTAGAAGATGCAACAGCAAGATCAGCATCTAATTACACACTTACAGTTAAAACAGTTTCAGGAACAGGTCTTTCTTTACCTGTAGGATCAACTACAGTTTTATATTCTGATGGAACAAATATTACAGGAAAACTACAGACTAAAGGTTACTACACACCTTCAGCTACTTACACCACTGTTAATGGTGATCAAATATTAGTTAATACTTCAGGAAGTGGTATTGGTACTGCAGTTACAATTAATTTACCAGCATCCCCTGCAATAGGTAATGAAGTACATTTCATAGATAGCGGTAATGCATTTGCATCTAACAATTTAACAATCGGTAGAAACAGTTCTAATATTTTAGGTGCCGCTTCTGACTTAGTTGTTTCAACTAATGGTGCTGCATTTACTTTAGTGTATGTCAATGCAACTAGAGGCTGGATATACAAAGATAAAATATAGGAGCATGAATCATGTCTCTAATTGATTTTAAAGTCTTACCGGGAATTGATAAACAAGACACAACATCTGGTGCAGAAAACAGATGGGTTGATTGTGATAATGTAAGATTTAGATATAATTTACCTGAAAAAGTAGGTGGTTGGTCATCATTAGTTACAGATACAATAGTAGGTGTTACAAGACGTCAGTTTGCATTTGTAGACTTAGATGGAAATAGATACATTGCAATTGGCACAGATAAATTTCTACTTATATATTTTGAAGGTCAACTCTATGATATTACACCTTTAAAAACTACATTATCATCTTGTACTATTGCAACGACTAACAACTCTGCTGTTTGTTCTATAACAAAATCTAATCATGGTTTATCTGCTGGGGACATTGTATTACTAGATAACGTAACTTTACCAAGTAGTACAGGTTATCAAAACTCTGATTTTGAAGATAAATTATTTCAAGTAACAAGTATTACAAGTTCAAGTGTATTTACAATCACACAAAGTTCTAATGCAACAGCAACTGTTTCAACAGGTGGTAGTTTAGAAGTTAAACCTTATGAACAAGTTGGACCAGCAGAACAATCTTATGGTTATGGTTGGGGTATTGATTCATGGGGTAATGGTAATTGGGGAGAAGCTGCATCAGCATCTGATGTGAGTCTGGAACCAGGCCTCTGGAGTCTAAGTAATTTTGGTCAAGTATTAGTTGCAACAATTGCAAATGGAAAAACTTTTACATGGAATGCCGGAGACGCTTCACGATTAACAACAAGAGCATCAACAACCACATCTGGTTTTTCTACATCAGCTAATCCAACAGCAACTAGAGTATCTTTAGTATCACCTACAACACGTCACTTAATTCATCTTGGAACAGAAACAACTATTGGAGATACATCAACTCAAGATGATATGTTTATAAGATTCTCGGATCAAGAAGATATAAATGATTATACACCTACTGCAATTAACTCAGCGGGTTCACAAAGATTACAAGATGGAACTAAAATTATAGGTTCTTTAAAAGCAAAAGAAACAATTCTAGTTTGGACAGATAATGCTTTGTATACCATGAAATTTATTGGTGCACCTTTTACATTTGGTTTCGAACAAGTTGGAACCAACTGTGGATTAATTGGTAAGAATGCAGCTATTGAAATAGATGGTGCTGCTTTTTGGATGTCTAATAATGGTTTTTTTATGTTTGATGGTACAGTTAAATCTTTACCTTGTTCGGTTGAAGACTATGTTTATGATCAAGCAGATACAACTAAAGGACAACAGATTTATGCAGGTATAAATAATTTATATACTGAAGTTGTTTGGTATTATCCATCTCAAGGTTCTGATTATAACGATCAGTATGTTGTATTTAATTATGGAGAACCTATGAAAGGTGGTGTTTGGTATATTGGAACTGAAGCTAGAACATCTTGGATTGATGCTAGTGTATATCCTAAACCATCCGCTACCAAATTTAATGACTCAGCTGTTGGTACTTTTCCTGTAATTGTTGGAGAATCAGGTTTAGGTCAAACAATTTTATTTGAACATGAGGTTGGAACTGATCAGGTAAACCCTGATGGTAGTACAACAACTGTTACATCATTTGTAAAATCATATGATTTTGATATACAATCAAGAGCACAAAATGCACAAGGAAAAGCAACAGGACCAAGTATTTCAGGAGATATATTTTTAGCTATGAGAAGATTTGTACCAGACTTCAAAGATTTACAAGGTAATGCAAAAGTAACTCTCGCTGTTAAACGTTATCCTCAACAATCGGAGACCACAACTGCTTTAAGTCCATTTACAATTACTGCAAGTACTGATAAAAAAGATACAAGAGCTAGAGGAAGATTTGTTAACATTAAAATAGAAAACACTGATGTTAGTGAGTCTTGGCGCTTTGGAACTTTAAGAATAGATATACAACCAGATGGTAGAAGATAATGGCTAAGATAGTAGTAAGAATACCTGAACCAAAAGAAGAATATGATTTTTCTAACCAAAAACAAATTAACAGAGCTATTTCTTTAATAACAGAACAACTAAATTCTACATTTTTAAATGAACTTAAACAAGAAACAGAAAGATTTACTTGGTTTAATTCAGGAGGTATAGGTGGCTAATATTTATAAAAATGCACAGTTTGATTTAACAACTACTAATGCAACAGATGTTTATACTGTACCGTCAAACTCAAGAGCAATTGTTCAAAATATACATATGGCTAATATTGGATCAGGAAACGTTGTAGTTCACGCACATATTTATGATAGCTCTGTAACAACACAATTTACTTTTGCAAAACACACTATTGCTGCAAATGAATCACAAAGTATATCAGATGGTACTATTATTTTAGAAGAAAATGATATACTAAGAGTACAGGCAGCTAGTGCAAATGACATTGAAGGAACAGTATCAATATTAGAAATTAACCGAGACTAAGGAGAAAACATGGCATTTAAAGAAGAAGGATCAGTAGCATACACAATGATAAATGGTAAGAAAGTACCTGTTGTAAAATGTGAAACTGAAGTAGTACTACGTAATACTAGAACTAATGTAGAGTATAACTCTGATAAAGAAGCTGACGATGATATTAAAAATCCATCGACAAATACAGTGAAAGAAGATATAACTAGATCATTAAAAATTAAGGTAGCAGCAATGCCACCATTAGGAGCATCATCAGATAAATAAATTATGCCAATTTCAAGAATGCAACAACCGAGACAACAATATGGATTAGGGAGTTTTGTAAAAAAAGCTTTTAAAGGTGTTACTAAAGGTATTAAGAAAATTGCTAAATCTGATTTAGGTAAAGCTGCATTATTAGCAGGTGGAGCTTATTTTGCTCCTACTCTTTTTGGTAAGTCTGCAGGTTTTGGTAATTTTGGTAATTTATTAAAAAGCGGTGTAGGAAGTTTAGCTTCTAAATTTACAGGTAAAGAATCTATTGCTAATTTTTTAAAAGGAGAAAAAACATTTGGTAAAACTTTAGGTGTTATGGCCGGTGGTACTTTATTAGGTGGACTTTTATCTAAAGCAGAACAAGGTGATGAAGAAGCAATTGAAGCTACACAAAATGTAGGTGCATTAAAAAATTATTTAACTCAAGGGTATACAAATTTAGGATACAAAGAAAATGAAATACCTAAACTTGTAGAAAATGATTTATCTGAATATACACAAGATATGGCTAGGGGACAGATGGCTGATGGTGGTAGAATAAAATTTGGTAGTGGATCAGAAGATTATGGAGATTTAATTGATGCTTATGAAAAAGGTATTGATGTTATGGAAGGTGAAAGCCTATCAGATTATATTAATAGAATTAGAAAATCAGAAAGAAAAAATTCTGCTATGGGTGGTAGAATAGGTTATGCTTTTGGAAATAAACCAGAACAAAATGCTATTCAAGCAGCTGGAATAGAAGGATTACCATTAAATCAAAACCCTGCAGGAGTTACAGAACTAGATCTTAGAGATAGTGGTGGATTTATTCCTCCAGTTGGTGTAAAAGAGAAGGCAGATGACATTCCTGCGATGTTAGCCAATAATGAATTTGTATTCACAGCAGATGCTGTAAGAGGAATGGGCGACGGTAACGTTAATAAAGGAGCACAACGTATGTACGATATGATGAAAAAATTAGAGAAAGGTGGGAGAGTATAATGGCTGAAGTAGTCACACAAGTAACTAAACCTGCTGAGTTTATAGAAGCTGCAGGTAAAACTTATTTAACAGATTTACAAAAAGGAATAGGTGCTTATAAAGGTGCTGACTTATCTAAAACATTAGGACCACAATTTATTGCAGGCCTAGATCCGTTACAACAACAAGCAATCGGTCAAGCAGGTGGACTTGGTGCTTATGAACCTTATTTACAACAAGCATCAGCATTAAGAGGTCCAACAGCTTACCAAGCTTATATGTCTCCATATCAAAGAGATGTTATAGACACAACTTTAGAAGGTTA